AAATGCTGGTCTTGCGATGGCCAATGCCGCTTTTGCCAATGCTAATGGTGCATTCGCTTCTGCTAATGCTGCGTTTAACACAGGCAATTCGGCGTTCATTCAAGCTAACGCATCATTTGATCACGCCAACGCCGCTTTTGCTGCTGCTAATAATGTATTTCCACAAGTACAGCCAGCATATGATACGGCTAACTCCGCATTTATACATGCCAATGCATCGTTTGATAAAGCAAATACTTCTGATCAAAATGCATTGTCTGCTGGATCATATGCCAATTCTGCGTTTGTACATGCCAACGCCGCTTTTGCAGCAGCGAATAATGTATTCCCGCAAGTACAACCGGCATATGACACAGCAAATGCGGCATTTATTCATGCAAATGCTTCGTTCGACAAAGCAAATAATGCTGATGCGAATGCTTTGTCTGCTGGTGTGTACGCAAATGCGTCATTCAATGCTGCTAATGCTGGATTTATTCAAGCCAATTCTGCATATGCTGATTCAAACACAGTATCAATCTATGCTAATACGCCATCACATGTAGCAAACTCGGCGGCAATATACGCTAACGGCGCATTCATTGCCGCTAATACTGCTGATGATAAGGCAACTTCTGCTGGTGTTTATGCCAATGGTGCATTTGTTGCCGCCAATGTCGCAGATAGTAAAGCAATCTCGGCAGGATCATATGCTAACAGTGCATTCATTACAGCAAATACTCCATCACACGTTGCAAACTCTGCTGCAATATACGCTAACGGTGCATTTATTGCGGCTAATACTGCTGATGATAAAGCAACTTCTGCCGGTGTTTATGCCAATGGTGCATTCATTGCTGCTAATACCCCATCACATGTTGCCAACTCCGCCTCAGCTTATGCTAATGGAGCATTCATTGCGGCTAACACTGCCGATGATAAAGCAACTTCTGCTGGTGTTTATGCTAATGGTGCTTTTGCTGCTGCCAATGCTGCAACTGCTACTGACATAACACAAAACAATTCTATCACTGCTGCATTTAATCATGCAAACTCTGGTTTCATAACAGCAAATTCCGCCGGTGTTTATGCGAATGGTGCTTTTGCACAATCTAATATTGCTCTGACACAAGCAAATGCTGCATTCTCAAAAGCAAATAATGCACTTGCAAACACATCTGGTACTACATTTAATGGCGATTTCTTAATCGGTAGCGGTGGTAAACTAACGGTATTAGCTGCCGGTGGTGATGAAGGCGGTGAGATACTTTTAGGAAAACCACCAAATGGCACTTTAAGTGGTGGTGTAGTTATTGATGCACATCAAAATAAAATTCGTATCTTTGAAGATAGCGGCACAAATCGTGGTGTGTATATCGATTTAACTGGAGCTGCGGCTAGTGTTGGAACAAATCTATTGGCTGGTGGTGGCAGTGTAACTTCCGTTGCTGGTGCTACGGGTGCAGTTTCTAATACACAATTAATTAATGGTATTAAAACAGTTTCTTCTTCACAAGGTATTACTTTTGATTATGTTGAAACTGCTAATAATGGACAAGGCACAAACTATAAGGTCGGTGATGATGCATGGATTGGTGATACTAATCTTGCTAACACAATCAGAATCAAAGGTTTACAGGATGCCACAAATGGTTATATTATATTTGGCAACAATGATGGAAAATCATTAGGCCGTTCTGGTTCCGGAGCCCTAACGTATGATGCCAACACAATTTGGCATGCTGGTAATGATGGCTCTGGTTCAGGTCTTGATGCAGATTTGCTTGATGGATTAAACAGCACAGATTTCGCAAGAAGTTCTGCTGAATCATATGCTAATGCAGCATTTATCGCTGCCAACACTGCCGATGGTAAAGCAGTAGCAGCGGGTTCATATGCAAACTCAGCATTTGTTTTGGCAAACGGAACTGCAATTGCTGCAAACACTCCATCACATGTAGCAAACTCTGCTGCATCTTATGCGAATAGTGCATTCATTCATGCTAATGCTTCGTTTGTTCATGCGAATGCTGCATTTGATAATTCAAACACTAAGTTTAATTCGACTGGTGGTACGATTTCTGGTAATGTAACAATTCAAAATGACCTTAGTGTTTTAGGTAATGTTACATTTGTTGGAAATGTTACTTCAGTAACAGTTACAGGCAACAGCGGTCAGTTCTTTGGCTATGCATCCAATGGTTTCAATGCACTGTACGCAGGTATTCCTGTTGGTTACGACTTCCAACCACAGACAGTTTTCCAAGCATCTGGAAATGTCAATGACTATGCACAAATAAACATCCAGAATATTAATACTGGAGATCAATCATCGTCAGACTATGTTGCAACTGCTGATAATGGTACTGAAGAAGATACTTACATCGATATGGGTATTGGTGGCAGCACACACGCTGATCCAGATTATACACTAGTTGGTCCGAATGATGGCTATTTGTATGTTTCTGGAAATACCGTTACAGGTGGTGGTGATCTTGTATTAGGCACATTTATTGAAAATGATATTGTATTTGCTGTTGGTGGCATGGGTGTAGAAAATGAGCAAATGCGAATTATTGGCACAAGCAACACTATCAACATTCGTGCTAATCTTGATACAAGTATTTCGAAGAGTGTTTTACTTGGACCAGTTGACAATGTACATATCACAGGTGGAACGAATGATGATTACATCAGAACTGATGGTGCAGGCAATTTAACATTTGCTCCATTAACTTCCGCAAATGTAATTAAAGTATTATATGATACTGCAAATGCTGCTTTTGAGCAAGCTAATACTGGTGGTTATAGTAATACTGACGTAAAAGTTTACTTAGAATCATTATCTAATGTCAACATTGGATTGTCAACTGGCAATAATCAAGGATCTGGTGCTATAGCAATTGGTTCGGGTGCCGGCTCAATTGATCAACTTGCTGAGAGTATAGCCATTGGTAAAGATGCAGGTTTTTCTCAGCAAAACGAATATGCAATTGCTATTGGTTATAAAACAGCAAGTTACACACAAGGTGAAGGAGCTATTGCAGTTGGTGTAGAAGCAGGCACAACAAACCAAGGCCAATACTCTGTTGCTGTTGGGTATCTTGCTGGTTATGATCTTCAAGGGAATAATACCATTGCCTTTGGTTATAGGGCAGGGCAATATTCACAAAGTGATGCGTCTGTAGCAGTAGGTTATGAAGCAGGTAAAACTAATCAAAAGACTTTTGCCATAGCCGTTGGTCCGGCTGCTGGCACACTCGACCAAGGTGATTACGCTGTGGCATTAGGATACAATGCGGGCGCCGCAACACAAGGTCAACAATCAGTTGCTATCGGCACATCAGCAGCCCAAGATTCGCAAGGTATAGTTGCTGTTGCAATTGGTTCATCGGCAGGACAATACTCCCAAAGTAATACAGCGGTATCAATTGGATGGAGTGCCGGTCAAAGTAATCAGGGATATAGATCAGTTGCTATTGGGGCTCTTGCTGGATACAATAATCAAGCAGCTAATAGTATTATTATTTCTGCTAATGGTGAATTAAATTCAACCACAACTGGTTTCTTTGTTGACCCGGTAAGAAACGTAAGTTCTAATAATGTGTTGTACTACAATACCGCTACCAAAGAAATTACATTTGGTGCAGCCTCATCTGGCAGTGGTGGAACTGTTGATAGTTGGACCACAATTGCTGACGGTATAAATTCAACATTTACAATGTCGTTTACGCCGACTGCAAACGCCGGCGTGGTAGTTTCGATTGGTGGTATTGTTCAATCAGAGACATATGATTACTTACTAACACCAAGTAATAGCACGATTTCATTTAATGCACCGCCTCCACAAGGTGAAAGAATTCGTGTTGCCGGTTTCAGCAATGTTACTCCAACTTACATTGATGCTGCAAACTCTGCTGGTGCAACTATTAACACATTTGAAGGCACCGGCGATGGTTCAACTCAGACATTTAATTTAGGCTTTGACCCTGTTTCAGGCAAAGCAATTTTTGTATCTTTAGGTGGTATTCTTCAACCCGAAAGTGCGTATCTTGTTAATTCTTCAAATAACACAATTTATTTTATTGATGCACCACAAGTAAACGAAAACATTCGTGTCGTTGGTTATTCGAGAGTTAATCCTTATTATATTCAATATGTAAACTCAAACGTTTCTGTTTCGGTATTTGAAACTACAGCAAACGGCAATCAAACTAGTTTTCAGTTAGCATTCAATCCACAAGCCAGAGAAACGTTGATTGTTACAATTGATGGTGTTTTACAACCAACTTCGGCATATACGGTAGATATAAACAACTATACAATTACGTTTGATGAGGCGCCGGCAAGTGGTGAATTTGTACGTGTTGCCACAATGTATACCTCAGCAAATGCTTTTGTTGTACCTGATGGAACAATTACTTTAGCTAAGTTTGCGCCTGATGCAACGGCAGGAATAAATGCTGTTTTTAGCGCAGCAAATACTGCATATAATTTAGCCGCAGCAGCAGCAACAACAGGAAAAGCAATTGCGATGTCGATTGTATTTGGAGGTTAATTAAAAAATGTCACAACAGTTTTTAGAAGCTACACGACTTTTAGATTCAACAATTACTGCAAATAAGATAGCTAATGCAAATGTTAATTCAAGTAAGTTAGCATCCAATTTATCTATTTCAATAGTTAATGCATTAGAAACAGCAAACATTTTTAGCACAGCCGTAGGTGGTAATGTTAATATTGATGTTTTAAACAATACTGTATATTTTTTCTCTTCAAATACAACTGCAAATGTTACATTTAATTTGAGAGGAAACAATATCACAACATTGCAGAATACGTTATCAATAGGTCGTTCTGTTTCAGTAGCAATACTTTTAAAACAAGGTGCTAATACTTTTAAGTCTAATGTTTATATTGACGGCACTTTGGTTTCACCGTTCTGGGCTGCAAATTCCGCACCCAATTATGTTACTGGAACAAACGAGTCTATAGACTTATATGCACTTAATGTAATTAAAACTGGTGATAGTTCATACACTGTACTAGGCTCTAACACAAAGTTTGGTTCGGCATTAGGACAATAAAATGACACAACGAGTTAATAGTAATAGAATAGCAAACAATGCAATTACTGCACCTAAACTTTCTGGTGGCGGAGTTTCTACGGATTTAATTGCTGACAGTGCTGTTACTGCCGTAAAAATTGCTGACAGTGCTGTTACGGAAATCAAAATTGCAACGGGTGCAGTAACTTCTGCCAAAGTGCAATCTGGATTACTAATACCTTCTGGTACGGTTATGTTGTTTGTGCAAACAGCAGCACCAACAGGTTGGACAAAATCAACGACACATAATGATAAGGCACTTCGTGTTGTTTCTGGTAGTGCTAGTTCTGGTGGTAATACTGCATTTAGTTCTACATTTGTAAATCGAACTCCAGCTGGTACGGTTTCAGGTACTAATGCTGATGGTGCAGTTGGTAACTCTGGTTTGTCTGAAGGACAACTTGCACCTCACGCCCACACAGAACAACTTATGTCGTCAGTTGCAACGATGTCAACCACAGGTACACGTATCGGTGGTTCTGCTTCAGGTACAACAAACCGAACAGCAACATCACCCACATTAGGTACTGGTTCTGGTGCCGCTCACGGCCACGGTTTCACTAATCCAACCTGGTCTGGTACATTTACTGGAACTGCTTTAGATTTTGGTGTTCAGTATGTTGATACGATTATAGCGACAAAGGACTAATATGATAAATTTAAACGATTATAATTTAACTATTGTAAAACCAGATGGATATGTTTGTTTAAACGGCGACTGCATTGGTGAGTTTGACTTAACTAATGCTTTACCGGATGATGTAACATTTTTACATTGGTACGGCCCAAAGGGTTATGGTGAACTACAACATGTAATGAATGAAAATGGTATTCAACCACCGAATACTAGAATAACTTCAGTTGATGAATATTCACCTTTAGTGGAAGAGTGGTTGATTAAAGATGAAATTCGTAAACAACCATATGTAAACACGGCTCAAGACAATAAAGAGATTGCTAAAATCAAATTGTTCAATACCGACTATGTTTATCTACCTGATGTCAACATACTAAATAAGTCTGAATTTGACGCTTACAGAGCAGTCATTCGTGAAATGTTTTTCAACCCTGTCCCAGGTGAAGTAGAATGGCCAGAAGAGCCGACTCCAGTTTGGGCATAATATAATATGGAATTATCATGCAACTCAAACCTGGTGACTTTTGCCCTCTTCTTAAAAAAGATTGTATAGGAATAAAGTGTTCTTGGTTCACTCAAGTAAGAGGAACTAATCCAAATACTGGTCAAGAAATAGATGAATGGAACTGTGCCATCACTTGGTTGCCAGTATTACTGATAGAAAACAGTCAACAACAAAGACAGACTGGTGCTGCCGTCGAAAGTTTTAGAAATGAAATGGTAAAAGCGAACGAAGTTGGGCAACAGATATTGTTAGAAACAGTAAGTAAATCACCAAACATAAGTTATAAAGAAGATTAATTTTTAGTCAGATAGGACATAAAATGGTACAGAAAGTAGGTGGAGGAGTAATTGTTGTTAGTACAATTACAGGTAATTTAGTGGCTAACAATACAATTACGAATTCAAATCTATCGGAGCCTAATGCTTTTGAAGATTACTTTTTGTTGGGTTTAGGTTCATAAGGAAAAACAATGCCAAGAAATTATACTATTTTGGGACAAGTCAATCCAACAGGAAATACACTTACAAAACTTTATCAAGTTCCTGCTGGCAATTCGGCTGTCATTTCATCGATTAACATTGCTAATCTTGATACCAATCCTGCTGCGTTTAGTATCGCTGCAAATGTTTCTGGTGTAGCAACTGCAAACGCAAATTACTTGGCATGGCGTGTGCCTATTCCTGGTAACGATTCTATTTCATTGAGCCTAGGTGTAACACTCAATGCTTCTGCACAGTTATCTGTGAACGCAAACACATCTTTAGTTTCATTTAGTGCGTTTGGTACGGAGATGTATTAATGGCAATTCGTAAATATACGAATAGCAGATTTAGCTTAAAACGATTTACTGCACCAGGCATCGGAACTGCTGCGGGCGGTGGCGGTGCAGTTGTGCCTACTGTCGGTGTTCAAATTTTCACAGCAACAGACACTTGGACTCCACCCGCTAATACAACCTCTGTAGATTATTTTTTCATTGCTGGTGGAGGTGGTGGTGGTGCTGATATTGGTGCAGGTGGAGGTGCTGGTGGTGTCTTACAAGGCACAGGTTTAGCAATTAATTCTAGTCAAACATATACTGTTACGATTGGTGCTGGTGGTGGCGCCGATGGTTCCAGAGTTGGTGGTGGTACAGGTTCTAACACAACTTTTGCTTCAACAACAGCACCTACAACATTTCTTTTAAATGCCCGAGGTGGTGGTGGAGGCAAAGCACGTTCATCCCCAGGCGCTCCATATGGCGACGGTGGTTCTGGTGGTGGTGGTCATAGTAATCCAGTTTATCCGGGTGGATTAGGAATTGTAAATCAAGGCAATAATGGTGGAAATGATGGACCAAACGGCAATGGTGGCGGTGGTGGTGCTGGAGGTGCTGGTCTTCCTGGCATTGGCGGCATAGGAATTTTTTCAACATTCTCTGGAGTAAATGTAGCATACGCTGGTGGCGGTGGTGGTGGGGGTTGGTCCACATCCGGAACAGGAGGTTCTGCACCTGCACCAACTTCAGGCACTCCGTTTGGTGCTGGCAATGCAGGAAACCCTGGACCATTTCCCGCACCGGGTGGAAACAACGCAGAAGCTAACAAAGGTGGTGGCGGTGGCGGGCAAGGTTCTTCAGTCAACTATTATGGTGGTACTGGTGGTTCTGGTATTGCTATGCTTCGTTGGACATTTGCAAATACAGAAAATCAAATATTTGTTTTTGCAAACACAGGACAGTTTAAAGTTCCAGACGGCGTTACATCAATTGACTATCTGATTGTCGGCGGCGGCGGTGGCGGTGGCGTTTCATTTTATTGGTCTGCATGTGGTGGTGGCGGTGGTGCGGGCGCATTTAGAGCAGGTACAGGATATCCAGTAGGACCCAATCAACTGTACACAGTTGTTGTTGGTGCTGGTGGTGCATCTGCACCCGCAGGAACACCCGGCGCATATAGTTCAAATGGATCAAACTCATTTATTTCTGCGGGTAATACTGCCAATGCTGAACTTATAATTAGTAATGGTGGAGCTGGAGCTGGCACATATACTCCGGGTGGGTCTACTGTTATGAATGGAAGAGGTAATGGTAATGCTTCTGGATCAGGCGCTGCCGGCGCAGGTGGTGGTGGTTCGGGTACCGGTGGAGCTGGTGGTGCTTTTGGTAATTCCGGTGGAACACACGCTGGTGCAGGAACAAGTACAGACACTACATCGTGTGGTGGGGGTGGTGGTGCCGGCGGAACTGGTGGAAATGGAACACCTGGCTCAGCCGGTGGTGCCGGTGGCGCAGGATCGATTTCAACCATAACAGGAGTAAGCACATTATATGCTGGTGGTGGTGGAGGAGGAGCGTCCTCTGGTCCAGCTAACGCATCTGGTGGTTCTGGTGGTGGTGGATTTGGGAAAACTGGTAATGGTAATGGTGGAGCAGCAAATACAAATACTGGCGGCGGTGGTGGCGGCGGCGGTCAAGTTGGGGGTACTCCTCAAAGTTATGCTGGTGGTGCTGGAGGCTCAGGTGTTGTTGTCATTAAAGTTTCCTCTGTTCAAAATAAAATAGCAATATTTTCGAACACAGCTACATGGAATGTACCTTCTGGTGTTTCTTCAATAGAATATGTTATTGTTGGTGGCGGTGGCGGTGGTGGTTGGGATGGCGGTGGAGGCGGTGGTGCAGGTGGTTTTCAGACAAGTCCTAGTTTATCAGTAACACCAAGTCAAACTCTCACGGTCGTTGTTGGTGCCGGAGGTAGTGGTGGTGTTGCACCTTCAGGTTCAACTACTGGTATGGGTTCAAACGGTTCCAATTCTGGTATTTGGGGAACATCACCATTTCCTGCTGTTTGGTCGTCAGGTGGCGGTGGTGGTGCAGGAAACGCAACAAATGGTCGCAGTGGTGGTTCGGGTGGTGGAGCTGGACAAGGAGGACCTTTAACTACAGGTGGTGCAGGAACACCCGGACAAGGTAATAGTGGTGGTAGTCAAGACGGAAATAATGGTGGTGGCGGTGGTGGTGGCTCTAGCGGTGCTGGGGGTTCGGCTGTTGGAGTTTCTGTAGGAGGTAATGGTGGATCGGGCACACCATCTATAATTACAGGAACACCTATAACATACGCCGGTGGTGGGGGCGGTGGAGCATGGCCTTCAAGTGGGTTTGGTTTAGGTGGTTCGGGTGGTGGTGGAGATGGTGGACCCGCCAATAGTTTTGGTGCGAACGGCACATTCTCTCTAGGTGGTGGCGGTGGCGGTGGTGGCGGTGGATCGGGAGCACCATGTTATGGAGGTTCTGGAGGTAGTGGTATTGTTATTCTCAAATGGACTTAAAATAAATAAACAACTATGGCAACTATAAACACAAGACAACAGTTCAAAGAATACTGCCTACGCCGACTTGGCTGGCCTGTCATCGAAATCAACGTTGATGATGATCAAGTAGATGATCGTATTGATGATGCTTTAAATTTCTGGCGTGATTATCACTATGATGGCACAGAGAAACTGTTTATGAAGCATCAAATTACTCAGGCAGATATTGATCGCCAGTGGATTTATTGCCCAGATGCGGTACAATTTGTTACAGGTATTTTTCCATTTGATCAGTCAAACGCATCGATCAATATGTTTGATTTGCGATATCAATTACGTCTGCATGATTTGTATGACTTCACATCAGTATCGTATGTGTCATATGAAATCACGATGCAACATTTACGTACACTGAATCTATTATTCTCTGGCACACCACAATTTAGATTTAATCGTCATCAGAATAAAGTATTTTTAGACATCGATTGGTCAAGAGATGTTGAGCCTGGTGATTGGGTTGTAGTTGAATGCTATCGCACAATTCGTCCAGAAACAGTTGTATTGACAGGTACAGTTACAGGTTCACCATCATCAAATACAATTACAGGATATGGTACTAAATTTGATCAAGAAATTGTTCCGTTTGATTTTATCACAATCGGTACAGAATCGAAACAAGTTGGTAACATTGAGTCACCCACAAGTCTGACATTGATTGGTCCACCAACATTAACTCATAATAATTCTGCTATTCAGATTGAAGGTACAACTGATGTGTGGAATGATCGTTTTCTGAAGCAACTAGCTACAGCAAAAATCAAACAACAATGGGGCAATAATATGAAAAAATTTGAGGGTATTCAAATGCCGGGTGGTGTGACGTTGAATGGTCAGAAGATTTATGATGAAGCGTCAGAAGAAATCAAAGAAATGGAAGAACAGATTTACATGATGGGTTCACTGCCGTCAGAAATCTTCACAGGCTAATGTCAACTAACTTTTACTTTAATAATTTTCCAACAAGACTAGCGGATGCTCCAGTCACACCGGAGCAATTGCTTGTTGAGAATTTGGTTATCGAAGCCCTAAAAATATATGGCTTGGATGTTTATTATCTACCACGAACAACACGTGATCAAGTAGATTATCTATTCGGTGAAGATGTTCTCAAAGAATATCGTTCTGCACATCCAATTGAAATGTATCTAGAAAATGTAACGGGTTTTGATGGAGAACAAGATTTTATATCTAAATTTGGTTTAGAGATTCGTGATGAAGCAACATTACTTGTCTCACGACTAAGATTTAGATATGCAGTCAATGGATATACACGACCACGTGAAGGTGATCTAATTTATATACCAATGACCACAAGTTTCTTTGAGATTACTAGTGTAGAATCAGAGAATGATCAAGCAATGTTTTACACATTAGGTCGTGGTCGTGGTGGTAATGTATATGTGTATGCTCTGAAAATGAAACAATTTTATTTTTCCAATGAAATTATTGAAACAGGAGTTGCGGAAATTGATAATAATATTCGAAGTTATTATTCAAAATTACGTATTTCATTAGGTTCAGGTTCGGGTAAATTTCTCAACGATGAGATTGTTTATCAAGGTTCAAATCTTTCTTCAGCTACGGCACAAGCGTTAGTTTATGATTTTCAACCAAATGCATACATCGATGTTTATCGTATGCAAGGTGACTTTACTGCATCAGCAAACGTAAAAGGTAATACAAGTTCGGCACAATGGTCGGTTACATTAGCATCCGATGCACCAGTTCAAAATACAGCATTTGAAGACATTATCGATAATGCTCGTATTGAAGCGGCCAGTGACAATATTATTGACTTTACGGAAGTTAATCCGTTTGGAGAACCGTAATGTTAGGTAACGCACAATTTTATCACCGCACCATTCGTAAGATGGTTGTTGTGTTCGGCACAATGTTCAACGATCTTGAAATTGTTCGCTATACACAATCAGGTACACCAAAAGAAAAACTTAAAGTGCCATTGTCATATGGTCCAAAAGAAAGATATCTGACACAGATTACTTCTGATCCTAATTTAATTAAATCTGTTAATTCTGTTATACCAAGAATGTCATTTAACCTCGACAGCCTTGAATATGATGCGAGCCGCAAACAAATTTCAACATTACAAAATTTTGCCGCTGTTACAGATACAGGTGTCGCAACACAATATTTACCTGTTCCATACAATTTTGAATTTAGTCTATCCATTTATGTTCGTAACACGGAAGATGGTACACAAATATTAGAACAAATTTTACCATTCTTTACACCAGACTTTAGTGTTGTGGTGGATTTTATTCCACAAATGGGTCAGAAATATACAGTACCCATCATATTAAATTCTGTAGCATCTACAGTCGAATATGAAGGTGGTATGTCTGATGGCACAACAAGAATTATCATTTGGGACTTAACATTTACTGCTAAGAGTTTCATCTGGCCACCAGTCAAGTCTGGTAAAATTATTAATGCTGCAAACACGAATCTTAATATTGACCTCACATCTAGACAAATACAAAAGGTATACGTTGATTATGCTAACGGTAATAATGTGTTTACTACAGGTGAAACAGTTCGTGATACTGCAAATGGATTCTTTGGCACGGTAGAATACTTTAGCAATACTTCACTTGGCACACTTGTAATTACCGGAGGCAATGAATACATCAAACCAGGATATACACTCACCGGTGATTACTCTGGTGCAAGATACAACGTTTCTACATTAGATATTTCGTCAATTAATGCTGTAGCGGTAATCACTGATCCGAGTCCAACAACAGCGGTTCCACCTGCTGATTATGGTTACATCGAAACAATTAAGGAATGGCCTGATACTTTATCATGAAAAAACTAAACAAAAATTTGTCCGAAATCTTTGATGTAGAACCAATTGAAGAAAAAACCGTAGAAACGTTGCCTGTTGTTGTAAATGACAACACCAATCAAATTGATGCTGATGCCGAATTTGCCCGCACAAATATGCGTTCGTTGATTGATAATGGCAATAAAGCACTAACTGAATTAGCTTCGGTTGCAAATCAATCAGAGTCACCTAGAGCATATGAAGTCTTAGCCACAATGATGAAGAATCTGGCTGAGATGAACAAAGATTTACTAGAGTTACAGAAACGAAAAAAAGAGCTTGCACCTCAATCTGAAACTAGTAAAGGAGTCAACATAGATAAAGCAGTCTTTGTTGGCTCCACTAACGAATTACTTAAAATGATTAAAGGAAATAAATAAAATCATGGAACAACTAATCGAACAGATGAAGGTTATTTTGGGTACAAATTTCGGTTTGTATTTCAAGGCACACACCTTTCATTGGAATGTAGAAGGTCCAAACTTTGCACAGTATCATGGTTTCTTAGGAGACTTTTATGAGGCTGTATTTGATCAGACCGACTCAATTGCCGAACACATTCGTGCATTGAATTCATATGCACCAACAACACTTGCACGTATGATGGAGTTATCAAAAGTGCAAGACATTGTTGCTATTCCTTCACCGCTTGTTATGATGTCTGAACTTGCTGCCGATAACGACAAATATATTGTGGAGTTACGTGCAGGTATCGCTATTGCTGACGCTGCTGACGAGCCTGCGGTAGGTAACTTCTTACAAGATATTTTAGATGCTCATCAGAAACATGGTTGGATGCTGAAGAGTTTCACACGTTAAATTATGGATGACGGATACCTTGGTAATGCCCGACTTAAAAGAGTCGGTGTTGAAATATCCTATACCGAAGAACAATTAAAAGAAATTGTAAAATGCACCGAAGATCCGGTGTACTTTATTAAAACCTACGTTAAGATCGTCAACGTAGATAAAGGTCTTGTTCCATTCGAGATGTGGCCATTTCAAGAAGAAATGGTCAATCAATTTCATAACAATCGTTTTGTCATTGCAAAGATGCCACGACAGGTTGGTAAAACAACCACGACTGTTGGCTACATGCTTTGGTCTGCACTGTTTAATGAAGAGTTTGTAATTGGTATTCTTGCTAACAAACTTCAACTTGCACAAGACATTCTTGCCAAGATACAGAAAGCATATGAATATTTGCCTATGTGGCTTCAGCAAGGTATCATCAATTGGAACAAACGTTCAATTGAATTAGAAAATGGTTCAAAGATTTATGCGTATGCAACATCAGCCGCAGGTGTTCGAGGTGGTTCATACAATCTAATCTTCCTTGATGAATTTGCATTCGTACCACACAACATGGCAGTAGACTTCTTCACTTCTACTTACCCTGTTATTTCATCTGGTAAAACATCTAAAGTAATTATTGTTTCTACGCCGAATGGTCTGAATCTGTTCTATAAGATGTGGACAGATGCAATTGAAAAACGGTCAACATACAAAACACTAGAAATCCACTGGTCAATGGTGCCAGGTCGTGATGAAAAGTGGAAAGAAGAAACGATACGAAATACCTCTGAAGAACAATTCCGTCAAGAGTTTGAGACTGAGTTTATTGGTTCTTCAGCGACATTGATTTCTGGCTCCAAACTTCGTTCATTGGCATTCTATGATCCGATGCGAATTGAAGATGACGGAAATCTTTTTATCTATGAAGATCCACGCCCCGGACGTATCTACATTGCCACGGTAGACTGTTCGGAAGGTGTTGGTATGGACTATCACACCATCAATATTATTGATGCTACGGAAGCACCGTACAAACAAGTTGCACGATACCGCAACAATAAATTGCCGCTATTGTTCTTACCCACAGCAATTTATGCTTTGGCCAATCGTTACAATCAGGCTTACGTGTTAATTGAAACGAACAATGTTGGTCAACAAGTAGTGGATATTCTACATTATGACTTAGAGTATGAGAACATTTACAAGTTAGAGCATCACCACATCAAAGGCCAGAGCATTTCTGCTGGCTTTAAACGCTCAGTAGCCTTTGGTGTAAAGACAACAAAATCAGTCAAAAAAATTGGTTGTGCCAACCTCAAGACGTTGATTGAGAATGATAAACTTATCATAAATGACTTTGACACCATCGCTGAACTGAATACCTTTGTACGAACGAGAGATACGTATGCTGCCGAAGAAGGTAACAATGATGATATTGTGATGGGTTTAGTTCTTTATGCGTGGCTGACAGCACAGACTTTCTTCAAAGACGAAACAAGAATTGACATTCGTAAGATTATGCTAGAAGAACAGAACATGTTGGGTGAGGAAAATATGCTACCGTTCGGTTTTATTGAAGACGGACTGCGTAGAGAGATGGAAGTGGAAGATGGAGACATGTGGGAACCGCCTGCGGGTTATTTATCATCAAGTTTGTAAAAAACTAAATAGACAATAAAAAGAATATTGACCCAACAATAAAAGGAGAAATCCAATGGCATTTCAATTATCACCTGGAGTGAATGTATCAGAGACCGATCTGACTACAGTTATTCCTTCAGTTGCCACTTCTGCTGGCGCTTTTGCAGGACCTTTTAATTGGGGACCATGTGATGTAGTCACAACTATTTCCGATGAAGTTCGTTTAGTGGACACATTCGGTAAACCAGATAGCGTTAATTATGAATATTGGTTCTCCGCAGCGAACTTCCTAGCATATGGTAACAATCTAAAAATCGTTCGTGCCACACCGAGTGGTGCTAATAATGCTTCCGCAAACGGCGGTGCAATCGTTATCAAAAACGAAGACGACTGGACAGATAATCACAACGGATATGCAGATGGTGCATTCGGTGGATGGGCAGCAAAATATCCAGGCGCATTAGGCAATTCACTAAGCGTTTCTATGGCCGACTTGGGCACATTTGCAACATGGCCATATCGTTCACAATTTAGTTCAAACACTGGCACTTCAGCATATGTTGCAAATAAAGGCGGTGCTAACGATGAAGTTCATATCGTTGTCGTTGACAAAGATGGTCTATGGTCGGGCACAGCAGGTACAGTTCTTGAAAAATACGCATTCGTTTCTAAGGCATCCGATGCGAAAGATGATTCTGGCAACAGCAACTATTACAAAAATGTAGTTTCAAGCAAATCAAAATATATTTGGTGGGTTGCACATCCAGCAACAGCAAATCTAAGTGCTGGTACTGCATGGGGCTCAACTGCTAATGCATCCTCATTCAAAACAACCACAGCAAACATTGCATATTCTTTCTCAAACGGTGGAGATGGTTCAGTAGGTTCATCACAAATTACATCAGCATGGGATTCGTTTAAGAATGTTGAAGCAGTTGATATTTCTCTGCTTGTAACTGGTACAGGTAACAGCACAATTGCTACTCATGTTATTAACAATATCGCAGAATCACGTAAAGATTGTGTAGCATTTATTTCACCAGAAAAATCCGATGTTGTTGACAACGCCGGCTCTGAGGCTACATCAGTTGTAGCATACCGTGATTCTCTAACATCTTCATCGTATGCTGTGATTGATTCTGGCTACAAATATCAGTACGACAAATACAATGATGTTTACCGTTGGATTCCTCTGAACGGTGACATTGCTGGTCTATGTGTACGTACCGACAGTGAACGTGATCCATGGTTCTCACCAGGCGGTATGAATCGTGGTCAAATCAAGAACGTAATTAAACTTGCATGGAATCCAACCAAAGCAGAACGTGATACTCTGTATCTAAAAGGCATCAACCCTGTAGTTTCTTTCCCAGGTGAAGGTACAGTTCTATATGGCGACAAGACAATGTTGACTAAGCCAAGT